AGGTAGTAGTACTGTTAAACGTCACAACAGTAACGCCGGGCTGTTGGTATCTAAGGATGACTATGCCTGAACCGCCTGCGCCGCCCACTTGACCATTTGTTGCGCCACCGCCGCCACCGCCTGTGTTTACAGTACCAGCAGTACCGGTAGCAGAAGCACTTCCAGCGCCACCGCCACCAATTCCTCCTGTTCCGGGAGTTCCTGATGCATAAGCAGAACCGCCACCACCACCAGCGTAGTAAGTGCCTAAACCACTAAGCGAAGATGCAAGACCAGAGCCACCATTACCACCAATACTGGTTCCAGAAGCATTAAGCCCTACGGAACCAGCCCCACCACCTCCCCCTGCTGGATAGGGGGACGCAGTTTGAGCGCCGCTACTACCGCCGTTATTTCCTTGGCTTGGTGTAGTAGCAGGAGTATTCCCAGAACCTCCGGGATTTGTTCCACTGCTAATGCCGCCGCCGCCACCACCAGAACCACCATTTCCAGCAGCATAGTTTGCATTTATGCTTCCGCCGCGTCCACCGCCATTAGCTGTAATAATGCTAACTGTAGAATTTCCTCCAGCAGTTGATGCTGGACTTGCAGAATCACTACCAGTTCCACCTGTTCCACCACTACCAACAGTTATTGTGTAAGAAGTACCGGGGATAACAGCCAATCCTGAACCTGTTATAAAACCACCGCCGCCACCACCGCCAGCACCACCGCCGCCGCCGCCAGCCACCGTCAGATACTCTACAGACGTAACACCTTGAGGGCATACCCACGTAGATGTCGCATTAAATATCTGTACAACAGTGGAGTAGCCTCTAAGCGTAGAGAGCGTCCAGATGCCTGAGCCAAACGACGTAGGTCTGTTGGCACTCATTATCTGACCGGGATAACCATGAATTGCCATAGCAACTCCTTAGTTAATCTGTTCGTAGCTGACCGAGAATGTAATCGCGCTGTTCGTGCCAGACTGAACTACGATCGCATTGTTTTCCGTAATGTACGTTGCCGTAGTTTTATCCATCACGATCAAAGAAGCATACGCAGGGACAGAAATGTTGGACGCAACTGCAAACGCATTCGACGAGCTAGTCACAACTAAGTTGCCAGATGTCACCGCGCCGCTGGTGTACAGCAGAACAGTCGCATTAGCAGCAACATTAGAGGTGTTTGCAGCCACAACTTGATTGACCTTAAACACGTTACCCGAGCCGCTAGTATTAGCAATCAGCACGAGCGTGGATGTATTTGCAGGAGTCAGATAATTTGTCTGACCGTAGATCTGCGTTACGTTAACTATATTTGGGTTTGCCATGATGGCTCCTTAAGTATTCAACCGCTTTTAACAAAATTTCAGGATCGTCTTTCATACTGCCTAGAGCTACATTGCATCCGTGGCATAAAAGGCCCCGAACAATTCCTGTTGTGTGGCAATGGTCGACATGCAAACCACGTTGTGTTGTCGGCTCAGTTTCACAAATTTTACACTTGCCATCTTGCTCTGCTAGCATTTCTAAAAACTTATCTGGGGTTATCCCGTACTTATAAGCTTTTGCTGCCTGTCTATCTATTGCTGGTTTTTCATGCCACCGTTTTTTGCATTGAATCTTGTGACATTCGCGGCATACTTTATTGCTTCTTCTGCCATCTTTATCCACATAAAACTTGGCAATATCTGTTTCACCACAATCAGGACAACAGGGAGCCTTTTTAATTGAATCTCCCCAGAACTTACGTTTCTCTCCATCAGACCATCTAGCTTTTGCTCGTATGCTTGCAGCAGCTTTAGCTTCTGGAGACCACTGTCTTTTTGTTTCCATTATTGCACTAAAACCCAAAAATCATCGACAAAGCAATAGCTTTTCCTGCTGTAACACCACCAGCAGCGGCAGCTTGGCTAACCCAATGCGTACCGTTACTTGTTAATACGTTGCCGCTTGTGCCTGCCGCTACTAGCGTAACCGTGCCAGTATTGTTACCTACCATCACGCTGCCGTAGGCCAAGTTGGCTAAACCAGTACCGCCTTCATTTACATCTAGCGGGTTGGTTAACGTAATGTTTGAGAGCGTCAGATTACCAACTTGCAGGCTAGATATGTAGCTTGTAGTCTCAGCAATGTTGGTACCGTCATTAAACAAAACTACCGATCTGCCAGTAGGTATTGTTACTGTCGTGCCCGTAGGCGCAGCGTTTGAACCGTTAGAAATAATGACCGAGTTGGACAGACCGTTTGTTACTAGGTACTGTTTCTCAATCGCAGGCACAAACAATGTCTGTACGCTGGTAATTGTTCCAACTAAATTTAGTCGTAGATTACGTGCTGTTTGTGCAGAGTTCGTGTCTGTCAGTGCTATCGCCGCGTTCGAGCTGGCAAAGGTGACGTTGGCAGAACCAGTGATAGCTTCCTCAATGGCTGTGCCAAGGTTGGTATTTGTGGTGTTACCCCACGTACCAGCCTGATCTCCTGTACCGATTAGCTCGATCTTTAGGCTGCTATATGTGCTTGCCATAATTCTTCCTTACTAATAAGTGTTTATGAGTACCCAATCTTCGGTTATTCCGGTGTCAATTGGCTCCCACAATAACCTTCTATTTTCAATATCCTGCGCAGTAACCGACTCATTAACCCCTAGTGCATATACTCCGTTGGGGAAAAACTGATCCGTCGCATTGCTTGTTTCTTTAACATTTACAACAAAAATTCCTAGCGTACTTACTATACTTATCGCATTTACAGTTTCTTGCACAGTAATACTGAAGTTTGCATTAGAACTTGTAGCATCAACAATGTTAACTGACTCATTTATAAAACTAATTACAGCCGTTGTTGTATTGGAGCTTGATTCATCTGCTGCATTTACTGTTTCAGAAATTAAACTAATAATAGGTACTGCAACGTTTCCAAATAACTGGTCAGAAATATTAGCTGTTTCTGTAATACTGACAGGTATATTTTCGCTAGGCCGTGCAACCGAATCAGACACAATAACTGTCTCAGATACAGTACCTTCTTTAGCAGCTAAAAACCCTACCGTATCAGATGCACTAACTAATCCACCATCACCCAAACCCCATACAGCAGAACCCCAAGCGCCTAACCCCCAACCAGCGTTAGAGATTAATGGGTAGTAAACCGAGCAGCCCCATGCCGCAGGCTCGCCCCAGCTACCACTGCTATAGCCGCCATCAACTTGGGCCACACATTACCCCGCAGAAACAAGCTGATCTTCCGTAAACCAACGCTCATGCTCCAGACCATCAGAAGTCCATGCCAATAGATAATAAATAGTGCCGTCATCATCCATACGCATCTTAATAATCGGGCCTTCTGGCAAAACAGTATTGACCTTAACTACGTCGCCTTTTTTAAATGCTGACATCTTTATCCCCTATTAGGTAGCGTCAAGGTTAAACGAGTACGTAACAAGCAACACATCACCGCTGACAACTACACGGTCACCAGGCGATTGAAAGTCTGACTCAGAGAACAACAAACCTGTAGTGCCTGTAGCTACATTCGTCAAGAACGCACCGGCTATGGTTGCATTCGCATTCATAGTGAATGATGCAGTAGAAGACGAGTTGTTGATGTTTGATGGGTCAGCTAATGTAGCTGCACCAAACGTAGCTGCTTTGCGATTACCTGAATAACTAGTGTTTTCATCCCAACCAGCATGTGTAGCTAATGTATCGCCGCCAGAGAATGTCGTGGAAGCAGATGTTCCATTTACTAAACCAACATACCAAGCAGCCGTATATGCAGAGCCACTAAAGAATTTTGTGTTCATATCCTGCAAACCTGTATTCACTACCAAGTTTGGAGCAATACCAACCCATTTCTCATTACCGTCTTTGTCCATGCAGGTAACAGTAAATGCACCGCCAGCGGACATACCCTCAACAAAACCAGTCTTGCGCGCAGTAGTACCTGCAACAATTTCACTGGATTTAGAATTTTCAATACCCATGATTACTCCTTACGTTATACGAATTAGCGCACTAGACGGTGTGTCAGGCGGTAAAGTTACTGTAAATGTATTGTTAGCTGTTTGTATCTTATCCGAACCAAAGTCCAATACTGCTATCGAAGCGTTCGATTTCGTCGAGTTGTAAACCAACGCACCACGCGTCGTAAACTGTGCCGGATTCCAAACTACATTATCAAAGCTCACATACACCGTATTGCTACTACTCTGAATACTTACATTAGATAGCGTCTGACCGCCAGCCGTGTAACCAGTACCGCTAATCTCATTAGTAGATGTATACGCCGCAGTATCTTGATCTAATGTTGCATACGCCGTGTATAACGCCATCTTCAATGTGTCTGATGCTACGTTCTGCTTGCCTTCTAATATGTCAACCTTGAAGCTCGTAGTCAGTCCTTGGTAGATCGTCATGTGACCCTCACCCTAGTCTGACCACTACGATACGCATCCTGGCGCTCCATACCGTCACCCAGACGTTTAAGCTGACCTAGTGCTTCGTTGTACTTCGCTTCTACATTAGCAATCAAATCTTGCTCGCCCTTCATGTACAAATAAGCCTCGCGCAAGGAACCATACAAAAGCACCGGATCATAATTGTCGCCCAGCCAAGTTGTGCCAGCAGTGACAATAGATTCTGGGTAATAGTAATAATGCAATTCTGCCATATACCCTGAGTCTGGTGTAGGGCCAAGTATGAATGTCAATTCGTTTGATACTGTGTTGCTACTTACCGCTGGGCCGAAGATTGCATAATATGATGGCAAGCCTTTGTCCGATGGCGTTGGATACGCTTCTCTAAGATAGTTCACATCTTTATTTAAAAGATAGTGATACACCTCATTTGAAGTGTTGTAGTTCTCTATAACAGCCAATGAATACACTGACAAAAAGTCTAGCGGGCAAGGCAAATATTTATTACCAGTAGTCAATACACCAGTTTTATTAGCGCGTAATGGCGGCAGTTGAACAGTGTTATAAACACGAGTCTCTGTCTGCTGTACAAACGTAGGAATAAAAGACTCAAACTCGGTCTCATAGTTCTCCGTGTACGACTGAATAGCGGCTTTTAACTGGGTATAGTTCATTGATAAGTTATTCGTAGCTCACTGTAAACTTAAGCCATCGGCCCACGGCTCATTCTGCCCTTGGTCGCCGCGCCAGCACCGCGCATCTCAATACCGTCAGTCTTGGTTTCTTTGTAGTTGCCCTTGCTAATACCAGCAACAGAGATGTTCATATCACCCATGACTTTAGCACCTGGCGTATAAGGCAAGTCGCCCTTTACTTCCTTGCCGCTCATGGTATGTGGCTGGGCATATACTTCTGCCGAGCCTATCTCTTTACCCTTAACCTTCTGTGAGAACTTAGCCATTATCGACCTCTGCCATTGGATTTCTGGTTCATCGCACGCGCCATATTGCGTCCGTATTTTTCCATGGATTCAGTAGTAACGCCACCTTTTGCCATGCCTTTGTGCATACGCTTTTCGTGCGCCTTAACTTCTTTACCAGCAATCTTCTTAACTTGTTTTGTGTCCATCTCGTACTCCTAATTTATGGTTACGTTTGAAACTGACGTAGCGGCTACCAAATTGTTTGGCGTCAACCCATCGTCTATATCTCTTGCTCCACCTACTGGATACCAGCCCCACTGGATAATACGACTACCACCACCGGGATAACCATCTTCTGTTGCCAGCGGGCCAGACTGTATGTTCGTCTGTATCCCAGTAAAGCCAGACTGCCAGTATGACTTGTCGGGTCGTGGATCACGCACAGCTTGAGGGTCTGAGACCGGATAAAGCCCTAAACTAAGTTGCGGCTGATCCGGCTCCCAACATGTCTTACATACCTTGATATTGACGTTCTTTGTCTTGATCGTCAGTCTCTTTAATTCTTTCAGCAGATACCTGAAACCACAACGGTCACACTCCGATATCGCCTTCTTACCACTTGTATACTTACTTGGCATACATCACCGATAAGTAATCATGCGAGGCACCAATCGATCTGGAGCTTTCTCGCGGTCTTCTCCTGCTGCCATTTCCCATGCTTCATCGTACTGAGCCTTCAGCAACTGGATGCGCTCTAGACCGCCAGGCAGCTTCATAGCCAGCCTGTACGCTAAACCGCAAATCAAACACTCTTGGAAACGGAATGGAATCTCTTCTACATTCACACCATTACCAGCATCAACCATGCGACGAAGGCGATAGTAAACAAAATAATAGAATGGAGCATCGACTGTCCCCTGATCTGGCGTAGGCCATACGACTATCTGCGGAACCTTTGTTGTAGCTCCTACTTCATCTGTAGTCTGACCTGAACGACGGTTAATCCACACCTGAATAGGACGGCCTTGCGTCAGCTTATTCGGTATTGTGGAGTACGTAGATACACTTATTCGGTTGATGTTGATGTCGATCTGGTTCGCTTGGGAGCCAGGGTAATTACGAATAACATGCTCGATAAGATCAACAGTATCGTTAGGAAGGTCATACGTGTTTACTCCCTGTATAAGTGGAATCGTACCGCTGTCTATAGTCCATAAGTTGATACCGCGATTAGCCCACTCTGTCAGCAGCAAGTTAAGACTGCGACGAGCCGTGCGGAAATCATAACCAGTACGCATCTCAAGACCGCACCTCTCGAATGCCTCTTCGCAGAGGTCATTAAGAGTTGGGTTAAACGCTGTAGTGCTGGTTGTGTATGGCATTTAAACCATCCGTCCTTTTGTTTTTCCACGTTGGCAACAACCATCTGCACGAGTTGAGGCAGAAGATATTTTGCCACCTTTTTTGTAACCTTCGGCTTCCATTTTTTCTCTTTTTGCTTTATCTATCATTGCTTTAGGATCTAATTCTGAACCTAACTGTAGCTCTTTTCTATTCATTGAACCACCGCTACCTGACCCACCACCAAGACTTCCTCCGCGTATAGGAGACCATTTGCCAGTTTTTTTATCGTGTATTTCTAAGCTGTCAGCCGATACCGCTTTATTTTCCTTAACATCTCCACGAGGAGCGCGTAATAAATTAGTACCTTCGGGATAATTTGTATTGGGCTGATTAGTTGCCGTCCAATATTTTTTTTTCTTACCACCTTCTTTTGGTAATGCGTATCCTTTTTCGCGTATATCTTTTAATTCGCCTTCACCTCTTACATATCTTTGGACATAAGCAGTATCAGTGGAATCTCCTGGCATTAGTCCGTATATTGCATTATTAGCCCTAGGCATTTACTTGCCCAATTTTTTTAAAGTTTGAGCAAGCCTAGCCCGTTGGCCCATTTTTCCTGGTTTTTGGGCAGCGGCAGCGAGCTTCTTTGCCGGGATGGTCTTCCCTGCTTTTGCACCAAGAGACTTGCGCAATGCGCCAGGTTTCTTTATTGCTTCTTGTATCCATTTGCCCCCCGTCTTGCCACCCTTTTTCATTCCCTCAATACCACGGCCCTTAAGGATATCCGCTTGCGTAACTTTGCCGTCGCCCGTCAAATCTGGAAACTTGCTTGCCATTTCAAATCATCCTTTCCGAGCAGCCCGCATATTGTCGATTAAATTTGGATAAGGTCTACCTGCTGCTTTAGCCGCCGCCTTAGCAGATGCTTTCTTTACAGCAGTTAACACAGACGGCTTACCCAATTTCTTCGGACGCGGTCTATCCCATATTGGTTTTACCTTCCCACCCTTTTTATACTGGGTGAAGTCAGTATCATCCCGACGGGCTTTCTTAGTGCCCGCTGGCATTTTAGATTTGGCTATGTCGCCCATGCCCCGAGATGGCCTCATATCAGCAGTACCCGCCTTTTTTCATCTTGGACATGCCGCCTTTTTTCATGCCGCCGCCCATGATGCCTACGGTCTTGCCAGAGTCACCAAGGTTCTTACCTTTGGTTTTGCCTTTGACAGCAACACCATCGCGGCTAGGAGCAGCAGTTTTAACAGCACCCATCTTGGATGCAGCCATACCACCACCAGCCATTTTCTTAGTAGCGCCACCTTTTTTCATGCCGGTCATTTCGCCCATTTCATGTTTAACCATGGACTTAGGAGCGCCCTTCTTCTTCATGAACGCTATTTCTTTACCGACCATCTTCTTTGACTCAGCCATACCGCCTCCAGATTTTGTAAATTCTTTACCCACAGATTGCGGCACACCGGCCTTTTTAGCAAATGCAGGATTGTGGGCAACCGCCTGCATAAACCGTTCTTGCTTTTTGCTAACGCTAGGCACGCGTCTTGCCCCGTATAGCACAACCATCAGCACGTTTAGAAGCACTGGAAACGTTGCCACCCTTCTTAAATGTCTGCATAGGTTGTTGCTGTGGGTTGGGAGCGCCAACATTAGCCTGTGGCTGCATATTAAACGTCTGATTAGTACCGCCATTCTGACCGCCAGCTTGCGGCTGGTTGCCATAGAAAGGATACGTAGGCTGCTGTGTCATGCCGCCGTCTGCGTACTTAGTCTTAGCCATTAACAGATCCTTCCCTTTGTTTTGCCACGCATAGCTATGCCATCGCCACGGGACGATGCGCTGGATGTTTTGCCGCCAGACGCCATCTTGATGGAACCGCCAGCCTTACGACCTTTCATCTTGTCGTACATAGAAGAACGGAATGGTTTATTTTCCATCGTACCCATAATTGCCTCACCAATCTTGCGAAGCGGAGGAACTTTTTTGTCATCAGTTTTAAGCGGAAAAGATTGATCAGCACGATCTCTATCACGAGTAGGAAATGATTGAGATGCTGGTTTTGCAGGAGCTTTCTTTGCTGCCTTCTTTTTTACTTCAGGCATTTTTACTTCATTGTCTTTTCGCTCAAATTTTGATTCGCCTGACTTAAAGCCAGAGGCTATACCACGAGGGGACTCTGATTCTGTTTCTGTATCTTCTTTTAAAGATTCAGATATATATTCTTTAGGGCCAGAGAATGGCGAACTTGCTCCGGCTCGCTTACCCATAGTTGCGTAATCCATCGGGCCTTGCCCTAGTTCTTCAGCCATTACACTTGGACTTTTAGTAGAACGCTCTTCTACTTCTACAGAACTTGACTTGGGGGTTGAAGCAAAACGAGTTTTAACTGTTTCTCCAGAACCAGAACGAACTGGGTTTCCAAATCTATCAGTAAGAACGCCGCCTTCTTGATAACGTTTAACTTTGCGTTTCATGATTTATCCTTTTTGGGAAATAAGCTGATCAATACGCGCTTCCAACTTGTCAAAACGCTGATCAATGTGGTCAGTTA